GGCTGGAATCCTGCGCTGTATGCATAGACTCGTCATATGCGGACCCTTCATCTGAGGGAGTATTCGGTCTTGTGGGTGCAGCATTATTTATACCAACATGGTAATTATTGCTAAAGGTTAATATCGGCGTCGTAATCGGCGGAGTTGTTGGCTCAGGAGGAGTTGCTGGCTGTGTTTGCTCAGCACGCGGAGAGCGACGAGATCTAAAGATGATCGGCGTCGAATCTTTAGCGGCAAACGTTATCCCTAACAAGGATAATCCAGCTGTAATTAAAGGGCCTCCTAGTGCGAATAAGGGGGTAAAGAAGATTCCCCCTATGCACAAGCCAAGCCCTACAACAACAAGCGCAATGCTTGTTATATACTTCACTTTATCTGTAATCATTTCAGCTCTTAATCTTTTTTATCGATTTCTTTAGATTTCTTTTTGTCAGCTGAAAAGTCGGTATCAATATTATTCTGCTTAAGAACGGCCTCAGCTAGTTGTTCAGCAGGGGCATCAACTGTATCGGTATAATATTGGTAATATCCACCAACACCAAAGCATCCTAGCACTATTAAAGCTACAATCCATTCCATGGTGAGTCCCCTATCTAACTGTTATGTATATTATAGGACAGATTTTAGATCTATGGTAAAGTTAGGACTATTAAATTAATGAAGAGAAGCACTATGGCAAAAGGTATAAACAAAGTAATTTTAATTGGCAATCTAGGCGTAGATCCAGAAGCTAATCAAGGGCTAACAAAACTTAAACTAGCTACGACTGAGTCATGGGTAGACAAAGCTAGCGGACAAAAACAAGAAAAGACCGAATGGCATAATGTTGTTATCTTCGGCAAACTTGGTGAGATTGCGCATCAATATCTAGCAAAAGGCTCTAAAGTGTATATCGAAGGCTCATTAAGAACCAGCAAATATACTGGCAAAGATGGCATTGAGCGCTATAGCACAAGCATCGTTGCAAGTGATTTACAGTTCTTAGATAGCAAGGGCGATAAGAATCCACAAGCATCTGTGCCGTCGAATTACACACCAAAAGCTACTGTAAATCTAACCCAAGAAGAGCTGGAAGATGACCTTCCTTTCTAGATGACTAGCTTACATGGTCGGGGTGGCTGGGATTGAACCAACGACCCTCTGCTCCCAAAGCAGATGCGCTACCGCTGCGCTACACCCCGAACAATTAGTCTATATTATATAGCTGTTAATGTCACAGACTTAGTAGTTGGATTAACAGATACTGTATACAGGTCAGTAGTTGCAACTCCAGCTATTTGTGTAGAAACAAGAGCCATCTGTTTGTTGTTGTAGCTATAGCCTTGTGACTTAGAGAAATCTAAGAACCCAGCAGTAGTTACTTCAGCAACTGTGCTGTCAGTGTCTATATATAAGAAGCTTGGAACTATTCCTGATAATCCTGCTTCGCCGTTTTGAATTGATATAACGCTCATTTTACTTTCCCTGTTTTTAAATTTAAATTCCTGATTTCATTAATGAAATCTTCCCAATACGTTTCCCAATAATAGCTAATCATTTCTTTTTAGACTTGGGTTTGCTTTTACCGGCTTCGCTATAAGCTATAGCAACTGCTTGTTTCACAGGTTTTCCAGCTTTTACCTCTGTAGCTATGTTTTTCGAAATTACACTTTTAGACGAACCTTTCTTTAATGGCATATTAATCTCCTATACCGCGCTTATAACCATAGCCGGCCCAGCATTACCTGCAATGCTGATTGCATTTGCACTACCAAAGCCATTTGATATTTGACTTGGAATTGGCTCTGTACCAGATGCCACGCCTGTGCCTAGCATCCCATTGCTACAGTTGCCCCATACAAATACCTGCTTGCCAGTCTTTAAGCCAATACCGCCACCACCACTTGTTAGTAAATCGGCAACAGTCTTCACATCAGCCCAATCGGTTGCTACGCCAACTTGTGTAGGAGTTACTGCGTTGCCAATGGTTGTATTTAAACCTGTTTGATAAGAGGTGTTGCTTCCAAGCGCCCACAATGTTCCAGCAGTCTTAATTAAGAAGCTGTATGGATTTATAGGGCTGCAAGCTACTTTTACCCAATCAGTCGCTACACCGACCTGCGTTGGGGTGGTGGTTGAGATTGTCCCACTACCCTGACCAAGCTCACCATTAGTGCTTTGACCCCACGACCAGGCCGTACCGTTTGAGCGAATAGCTATAGCGCCTGTTACTGTTACAGACAAAGTATCCCATAGATTAGATCCAATTATCTGCGTAGGCACTAATGTATTTCCTACAGCGATTCCAAGGCCCGTAGCATAACCAGCATTGTTTCCAAAGGTATAAAGGTCCCCGTTGGTCTTGATTGCAAAAGAAACTACACCATTGGTATATATTTTAGCCCAATCAGTCGCAATACCAATCTTGGTTGGAGTGTAGATAATTGTATTAATTACGCCGCCACCAAATTGACCCCATATGTCATAACCCCAGCCCCACATAGTGCCATCAGATTTCAACCCAAGACCGCCATAAGTTCCTTGAGCTATATCTACCCAATCAGTATCTGTGCCCACTTGTGTTGGAACTAACAAATACAAGGTCACACTTCCTTGGCCAATTGAGCCTGTAGCCACAGTTCCGTCACCTACGGTATTAGAGCCCCACGACCAAAGCGTTCCATCTTTTAACAAAGCCATACATCCTAAGCCAGTACCACCAGCGCCTACATTGCCAGGAGCCACCTTCAGCCAGGTATAGTTAGCAGTCGCAGCCAGTGTTGGAAGCAGGGTGTTCCCAGAAGTAGTATTTTGCGCTGTTTGACCAGAAGAATTAGATCCAAATGTATAAAGCGCGCTGTAATCTGGAGTAATTCCTCTAATCGCTAAAGAAGTTGTTGGATAACCTGAATTACCGTATGCGCCCCCAGCTGAAGCTTTTTTCCATATGGGAAAATGTCCAACATTTACTGGAGAGGGCTGGGCTGTTGAAGTTGCAACCCCTGTACCGAATCCACCAAAAGCATTGGTACCCCAAGCCCACATCGTATCATCAGTCTTGATTGCCAGAGCATATCCTCCACCGAGCGAAGTTACTACTCCGGTAGATATGGTCAGCCAGCCAGTGGAAACACCTACCTGTGTTGGAGTATGTACTTGGCCAGTTGTAGAACCCTGAGCCGTCATACCTGATGGTGTATTTTCTCCCCACGAATATAAAGAGCCGTCTGTTCTGATGCCAAAGCCAGTTCCCGTGACGGATGCGAACACTTTTCCCCAAGTAGTCGCGGCGCCAATTTGTATTGGTGTATTCTGATCTGTAGTTGTGTTGTCGCCAAGCTGATAAAATTGATTATTACCCCAGGCCCATAAGGTCCCGTTGGATTTGATGGCTAGCGAGAACATTCCCGATGAAGCGCTGTATCCCGTGCACCCAGCGGCTATATCAGTCCAGTCTGTACTACTTCCTATTTGTGTTGGAGTGTTAGTATCTCCAGAATAGGTTCCTTGCCCAGTAGCACCAGAGACATTGCTACCCCAAGACCATAGTGTTCCATCACTACGCAGTCCTAGACAAAAACCATATACGCCACCATTTCCATTCTCGCCAGCACAGACAACTTTCGCCCAATTAGTAGCGCTTCCTACTTGCCCTGGAGAAGTGCGCTGAGTAGTGGTTCCGTCACCTAACTGATGGAACGAGTTATTACCCCACGACCAAAGCGTTCCATTGCTTTGAATGCCAAAGCTAGACATCTTGGTAGAGGTTATATCAGCAGTAAATGCAGCTATATTTATCCAAGTGCTTGAGCCCACTTGCGTCCAGGTAGTTAGGTTTGTGGTATTACCCTGGCCTAAGTTCCCATTGGCATTTCTACCGGTAGCCCAGAGAGTGCCATCAACTTTAATCCCTAATGAAAAAGCTGGGTTAAGCATTGAAGAGCCTGTGGTTCCGTTGCCGCCAGCTGCTGATACTATTTCTTTCCATAATGAGCTGTTAACCCTGGCAAATGGCGTAGTGATATCCGTTGTAGAGCCATTACCGAACTGCCCAGCACCACCCCCGGAGGCGCCATATAAATCACCTATATCTGTAGGTGGCGTTGATTGAGAGCCAACTAATAACTTTTCAAATAGCATTTATTACGCTCCAGCAGTTGCTTCCGAAATTGATTCTTCTGCCGCCGCAGCATCAGCCATGGCTTTGTCAGCTTTCTCTTGCTCTACTACAGCACGAACGGTCTGCACCGCAGAGCTTCTTCCATATACTTCTTTTTGTAGATCAAGCATAGATTGTGTTTGATATTCATCTACAAGCGTAGCTATGTCTTCAATAGATAATGAATCCAATGTAAGTCTTGTTGCTCTAGTTTCACTTCTAAGCTCTGCATAAGCATCGATGTCTTGCTGATCTAATTCGCAATCAGATAAAAGAGTCCAATCTGTATCACGCAAGATTCTTACCAAGGTGGCATCTAAGCTTTTGATTGCGTTAAGCCTTAATTCTTCTTTCATCTCAGCATCGTATTCAATAATTTGACGCACTCCTTTAACGCTAGCGAAACCTAAAGTGCTGTTATCTGTTGTGAGCGTGAAAATAGTCTCACCAAGTTTGTGAGTATAACCACTATATACAGCTTGCTCATAAGTATACGGAATGAATCCATAAGTCTTGGCCTGTGCATCACTAAGAGTATTAAACCCAGAAATCCCTAGGTAAGTCCCTGGAAGTGATCCAAATAGTCCATCAATCTTGCTATCTCTAATTAACGCATATCCTGTTTCTGTCATTTTTAAAACTCCATTTAATTAAGCGAATGCTTGCCCAGCGACGATACCATAATAAGTTGTTCCGGCATCAAGTGTAAAGAATGTTAATACATCTATCCCCGCAGTAGTTAAAGTTGGAGCAGCGCCGCCGGCCCATTTAACAGAGGCTGGCCAAGTAACAGCTGATGAACCGCCATTAGTTAAAACCATAGATAAGCTTGAACATTGACCCGCAGCTGCTGGATTAGTAAATGATATAGTTACCGTGCCAGTTACAGTTGCAGTAAACACGTTACCTGTACTTATATCGAATGCTTGCGAAGAAGATATATTTCCTACAGCTACCGCAGTTTCGCTATAGCTTTTTAACTGAGCGTTCTGCTGGATGTTATAACTAAAGTTATTAGTAGTATTTGTGAATGCCACATTTGCTGAAGTTATCAGCGTTCCTGATGTAGGCAATGTGACATCAGTAGCCGCTGATACTCTTAATATGGTAGAGAATGCGCCTATTGTTTGCAGATTTCCATCAAGAGTGATTGTCTTTCCAGTATTAGCAACACCAGTTCCACCATATTGGCCAGCAACTAGAGTTCCTTGCCATACGCCAGCCCCAATTGTTCCTAGCGTAGTAATAGAAGATTGGCCTACATAAGTAGCTGCTATATCAATTACAGGTGTTGTACCGCCAGTGCTTGTAATACGATTTGTAGTTCCAGTTACTGATGTAACAAATCCAGCACCTGCTGATTGCCAGGTAGGTAATAAACCAGCGCCATTAGATGTTAACACTTGGCCTGATGTACCAACTCCGGTTACATTCTGGAATGCACCAGTTGATGTAGTCCCTGCACATATTACCGAATAAGCTGTGAATGTAGTATTGCCAGTGCCGCCGTGATTTACTGTGATTAAGTCAGTAGTTGTAGCGAGAGTTCCGGTTGTTGGGAATGTTACAGATGTTGCACCAATCATTGTGAATGCTGAAGCAAACGCACCTATAGTAGAAAGATTTCCACCAAGCGTTATAGTTTTCCCCGTATTCGCAACGCCAGTTCCGCCGTATTGACCTGCAAGAACACTAGCATTCCATGTTCCAGTAGTTATTGTTCCTACTGTAGTAATGCTCGCTTGGCCAGCGTATGTAGCTGCTATATCAATTACAGGTGTTGTTGTTGGATTGGCTACATCTATTCTGTCAGTGGTTCCGTTTACAGATGAAACGGTTCCTACTGATGGAGTAACCCAAGAAGGTAATGCGCCAGCTCCGTTGCTGCTCAAATATTGACCACTCGTTCCAACGCTTGCAAGAGATTGATGCGCGCCAGTAGAAGTAGTTCCACCTGCTATTAAAGCATAAGCAGTTGCAGAAGCTCTTCCAGAACCGCCATGAGCCACATCCACTGCTGTGCCGTTCCACACGCCAGTAGTTATTGTTCCCACTGTGACAATGCTTGCCTGACCCACCCAGGTTGGATCTAATCTAATAAATGGAGTTGTTGTTGGATTGGTTACAAGGAATTCGCCTGCTTGAGCTGTAACAGAAGTAACACCTGTAGCAAACACACCGAACTGTGTAAATGTAATAGTAGATGTACCCATCGTTACTACGTCAGCTGTTTGAATCCAACCGCTGTTAGAATTAACCGTTCCAGCTGTAACAAGCAAGAAATCACCACGAGTTATTTCTACAGAAGTATCATAATCAGTGGCACGAGTCAGAACCCATGGAGTAGCACCGTCACCAACAGTCGTTACTGTATAAATGCCATTTTGAGCTCCAGCTGCTTGGTTCTTAACAAGAATCCTGTTTGCTGCAACAGTTAATACGCTATCAATAGTTAAAGCAGCATTTGCACCGGCATTAGTTAATGTAGCGCCAACGCCTGACGCGCCATTATTATAAGTAGCTGTAAGAGCCGCAGTTGTTCCTAATCTACATGCATTAACGAAAGTTAATCCAGAGCTTAATAAATCTACATATTGTTTTGTAGCCGCTTGTAATGGTGCCACTGGATCTGCATTCAATGTAACAGTTCCTGGGAACACTACGTTTGTAGTAAAGCCCACAATAGGATTAGTTGAAGTGCCGCCAATATTAATCTGATTGCTTGTTCCAGTGACACTTTGCACTCCTGCTGTACCACTGCTGGCTGCAGTTATACGGCCTTTAGAATCTACAGTTAAATTTGTATTAGTATACGCTCCAGGTGTAACGGCAGTATCAACAAGTGATAACACAGGATTAACGCCCATCGTGCTATTAATCTCGCCTGCTGTACCAGAAACAGTTGTTACGCCACCACTAGATGCTGTTTGAATTAATGATAATTTGCCACTAACAATCGCAACCTGTAGTAACTGGTCACCTTGATCAGTAGTTGTAACCAATGCTGATTGGCCTGGTGATATAGCAATGCCCATTGCAGGAAGATTGCTAAGAAAGCCAGAAGTTAATACCTGAGCTAATGTGTTATTTGTTTCTATATATATGTAATGTGGATCAACACCAGCTAGACCTGTTACATTTGCTGTTGCATTTAATATTGCCATTTTAAAGTCCTTTTAAATAATTCCGTTAAGCTATTCTAACTGCTCTTATCGATGTGCCTGCCCTTGCATATATATCTGAACCTATGCCTTGAAGACGAACAGTAGTGGTTCCTGATGATACTAACACAGTGGTGCCAACATATGCGAAGTAAGCATTGGCAGTTGCGATTACAAATGGCATATCAAGTATAGTGGTATCACTGCCATTGTTTGCTACCAGTCTGTACTGAATAGTTGGTGCACCTGTAGATGTTCCGTTGCCATCTAGCGAGATTAACCATACACCAGCAGTAAATGATGGAGTAATGATATTAGTAGGAAAGTTAGTATAGCCAACAGCTGTCATATTGGTCTGAGTAGCCAATACATATGAAACGGTTTCCCCGACATATCCTACAGCAGCAGAGCTTGTTCTTCCTAATATATTACCTGTCTGCCAGCTCGGAAGAGCTCCAGGTCCATTAGATGATAATATTTGGCCGGTTATGCCAGTAGAGCCTACAGTTGTAATAGGTGCTGCAGCCGCTGTGCCACCACACATAATTTCGTATGCATTTATTCCGGTAACGCCAGTCCCACCTGCTATTACTTCGACAGTTGTTCCTCTCCACAATCCGACTGTGATTGTTCCAACTGTAGTAATTGTCCCCTGACCAGCATACGTAGAAGCTATATCAACCTGTAGAGAGCTGCTACCTGTTACAGTAATTCTATTTGATGTACCCACAACGCTGTTAACAGATGTAGACCATTGAGCTAGAGAGCCATTCCAGAATTCAGCAGCGCCTAACGTAGAGTTGTACCTAATAAGACCAGCAAGACCAGTTGGACGTTGCGCAGTTGTTCCCACAGGCAGTTGCATAGCAGATGTACTATCTATGATTGTGTAACCAGTTGAGCTTGTAGAAATGGTAATGTTTCCAGCGCCTTTGCTTACAAGTTGCAATCCAACACTAGCATCTGCACCACTAGCCGCTATAGTTGGGCTAGTAGTAGTTATAGCATTTGAAAATGTAATGTAATTAGAAGCAGTGCTAATAGCTGGAAGCCATCTTAGAAGATAAACACCAGTAGCATCTTTAATACCAGTTCCTGGGAAATCAAAGCGTCTATTTAAATTATTGCTGGACAAGCCAACAACTTGGTTACCAACGCTTAGCTCGCCGCCGGTAGTAAATGATGTCCACTTAATGCTCATTTATTACTCCTGTATAGCATAGAATTCTACAGACACATCGGTAGCTGCCGTAGCTGTAATCATATGAATAACATCACCAGCTTTAACTTGTTTAGCCGTAGGGTTTAATGCAGATCTAGTTGCAACTAATGTAGCTCCAGCTGGAACAGTCGCTGTAGCATTAAGTGAAACCCACACAGAAGTGCCGGGTTTGTAAGAAAATACAGCTAAGTATCTATCTATACCAGTGCTACCCATAGCTCCATTACCTGGAACAGTTACACTGGCCTCAGTAGCTGCTGCTAGTGTGACAGAATAAATCGTGTCACAGAAAAGAGTCCCGAAGCTATTTATGCCATGGGCAACTTCTGGGATGTTATATTGAGTTGTCATAGTAATTCCTTTTAATATTGTTAGTTTAGTTTAAGATCCCAAACGCTTATCTGCTACATAATGATAGTATATTGCTCCTGCTATGAGGATATTAGCCCCAGTCACATTGAATAAATTGCTTGAAACGCCTGAAATAGCATAGACGAATCTCTTATTAGATTGAGATCCATTGTTAGCAGATGTAGACCAATAGGTAGCTACAGTTTTATCCACGTTTCCTGTATCAGTAGTGTTAGTATAAAATGCTCGAGCTGAAACAGCAGATGCTGTGCCAGAAGCGGCTGCATAAATTGTTACCGTTGGAATTCCTATCATTTCACCAATAAACTCAAGGTTAAATGGCGCAGCTAGTAATTGTAAACTTGAAACACCTAGTACGCCGCCTGGAGTCATGGCCACTGCCTTGGCTCCAACAAATGTAATAGTTCCTGGAACAACTGTCGCATCATAGCTCTTCTGGTAATAATATAAACATTCTCTTAACACCTGATCTTTAGATTGAGGAGCAGGCTGAGTTGCTATTCTACCAGGAACAAGAGAGATACTCCTAAACTGTGCTACAGAAGTAACGGTCATCGCTTTGGTACCAACTACTATTGCAAAGAAAGTAGCAGTGCTAGCGGCTGATGTATCAGCAGGAGCATCCCAGTAAGAGAAATCTAATGAAGCGCCTTGGTTATCTGAACCAAATGGTAATACACCATATTTAGGAACAGATGAACTAGGAGCCACTTCAACCCATGTACCATTGAATGTTGCTGGCTTCCCATTAGCATCCAAAGTAAGCACAATAGAATTGTTAGACCCTATCACTGGTAAATTAGCAGCCGTTGTATACCAAAGAGAAACAGTTAAGCCTAACCCGCCTACTTGATTGGTACAGCCGCTCACTCTGACAGAAAGAAAATTTCTTAATAGAGCGCGAGCTTTTTCTTGCGGCAAATATTGAACTAAAGCGAATTGCGATGCATCAACTGCACACTGAACCTGCAATGAACCTAGCGTAGTAGTGCGCAAGATGCTGAAACCACTTGCAGCAGATTGGAATAATATCGTTTGATCCCAAACATACTTAGAAGTATTAGCTGCGCCACTTGCAGGAACTAAACCCCCAATGCCAGCAAATTGTGCTGGATTTAATGGGAAATCCCAACCTGTTAAGTGACTTGGAATAGGCTTAAATGCCAATGAGTTTTTATAATAATGGTAAGTATAATCTTGCTGGCGATTAACGCTATCCTGGATATAAGGAACAACTTCTTCAGAAGATGTAGAGCTTGTTAACTGCACACTCGAGAATCTTGTAACGTTAGTAACTGATAAGTTAACCTCTAAAGCCAAATAACCTGCGACACTTGAATCAGTGTTGCTGGATAAGCTCAGCTTAGATGTGTCTGAATAATATTTAGGCGCGCCAGTAGTATTATTTGCAGATAATAAGTAAATACCAAAACCTGCAGACGGAGTTAAAAATATATCAGCAGCTGAATTAGCATCTAATAATATGCCTGCATTTATGTATCTATCGATTGAGTCATTAGTTTCATACCAAATGCCAGGGTTGTGCTCAAATCTTTGTCTTAATACTAAAGATGTAATAAAAGTGCCAGGAGTTACTGTCAACCAATATGGTGGATTAGTTGGGATATTTGCTGAACCTGCTATTGCAGTTCTGGCTACAGTTATAGAACCTGCACCACTATGAGTAACCACTAATTCCCAATCAGCGCAGACAGCAATAGTATTTACTGAGCTTCCAGTGTAAGCAAAGGTTAATGTCTCGCCAGCATTGAACATGTCAAAATCAACGAATTGACCATTTGTTACTTGATTAACCTGGATGCCATTTTCGTCTGCTGTGTCCTCACCAAGAACAGAGCTAGGCCATGCTTCACGAGTGAATTGCACCACACCAAAAGAGTCTTTAACTACAACGTAATATAATTCTATTTCGCCGGTCGATTGACCGGGTTCACCTTGATAAGGAAAGTAATACAATGCGATGTTATCACCGCCAGCATTCTGTATAGTCCCAACGCTTGATAAAGGAACTGGATTTGGAAGTGCCATATATGAATAGCCGCCAACCTCATCAGGGCTCCCTGTTAATTGATATACTAGCTTAGGAGTCGTCCTGGAAATATCAGTCCAAAACTCAATGGAACCATTAGCAAGCTTTATCCCATCAGTCTTATCTACGAAATAGGGCTCTAAATTAACCGTAGTTACAAAGCGCTCATCTAAACCTTCAATCCCTGCCATTATTTCTTATCTCCCTTTAATATTTTAGCCAGCAAATCTAAACCAGCTCGCCCAGTGTTCCTAACTGGATCAAACTTGCCAAAAGCATTGGCAGCATGACTAAATGCAACTTCTGGATGCTTAGATGATAGTTGCGCTTTGAATTTATCACTTTTTGCTAAAGTTTTCACTAATCCAGGCGCCGTTCTTTCGCCTCGTTTAAATTCTTGTAGCGGTTTGCTCTTAGCATATGGAACCACTTCATTCTTATAGAATTCATTAGTTTTAATATAATCATTAACAAGTTCTGGCTTGCCAGCTTTTTCAAAAGATTTGTACAAAGTTTCTTTATATTGCTGTTGAGCTTTCGCAGCTTCATGCAATGCTTTAATAGTTGTTGGCGCAAGATTAGGCTTGTCCTGATTATTTCTTATAAATTTACCCATGGCGCTTTGCGCTTGGTTAATGTTTTCTAATGTGGGATTGTTTCGAGCTTCTTCCAAAGACTTAACAAACTTGCCGTCAGGAGAGCCCTTCTTAATCGCTTTAATATCCACTTTTGGAGCTTTTAGATTTTTAGCAGCACCAGCTTGCTCAGCACTGCTGAATATAGAAGTGTATTGCTGCTTAGCGGAAGCCTTGGATGCCTTCTCAGCCTCTACTAATCCTTTAGCTGCATTGCCTCTGTTAGCTGCTGAAACAACTTTTGGAGCTGTCCCAACAACTTTACCCAGCGCTTTTGGCACTAATATATTACCAGCGGCTTCCACTGGATCTGTTCCTTGGCCAAGAGCATTTGTAACCAAGCCAGCTACTGGGCCACCCACTGCAGCAGCAAGACCACCGCCAGATAGCATGCTGAACAAGCTTTGCACCAATGCATCGCCAGGCTGAACATCTGTTAATCCAACATCAAATGCATAATCATGATCATTATCATTTAATCTTGGAACTCTTTCTGCAAAACCTTGAGGCAAAAATCCTTTCTCTTGAGCATAGTTACTTATGTTAGAAGGGATGTTGGCAAGACCAGCACCCCCTTGGGCAAGACCTGCTAATGCGTTTTGAGGTATGCGAGAAAAATTACTAACGGCACCTCTTGCTTCACCCAGAAGTCCGGGAATCCTTGCAGGCGCAGTAACTGTATTAACAATAGATTTACCCGCACCTTTTAATGCATCCATTAAAACGGAGCCAAACTGTGGGTTAAATCCTGATTGAGATTGTTGTTGTGGCATTCCGCCTGGCACAGATGAATCGTTTCCAACTATTTCCCAGCCGCTATAATCTTTAGTCGGAGCGTCTTCTACTATTTCCCAGCCAGTATAATCTTTCATTTACGATTAAACCTCTCAAAATCTTTACGGTTTACTTTTTCAATCTCGCCTGTCTTAGGGTTTCTAATCGTTATAGTTTGAGATGCTGAAGATCCAACCGCTTCGTCTACAGTTTTACCACGTGATACAGCAAAGCGTGCTCGAGCTGCATTGCCAAGCTCTCTATCTATATTTCTTTGTGTTTTAGCATATACCGATGGATTTATAAAAGGTTGGAAGATTTTAAATTCATTCAATGATGAAGCCTTTAAATCTCTCAATGCTTCTTGAGCATTACTAGCATTAGCTAAACGAGCACGTATAGCAGCTTGCTCAGCAGCCAGCGCACGCGCAGCCAAGAACTCAGCCTGATCATCTTCGCTAACTTTATCTGACTTGAATGCATCCATAACTTGAGAAGGAGAATATCCAAACCAAGTGCCAGAATATTTAGCCAGAGCAGGAGTAATAAACTTACTTAAAACTTCTTCTTCAGCTAAAGCGCCTTCGCCTTGTTGCAAGTTAGAAATAGTTGAATTAGTAGCAGCATATCTTCTTTCAGCTTCGGCAACTTCCTGTGGAGACTTGCCAACCATTTCTCCTAGCTGTTCATTCGAACCACCTTGAGCATAGAAATCAACAAGTTGTTTATCTGTTAATTGAGGAGCAATACCTCTGCCAGCAGATAACGTATTTTCTTTAGCGGCTTGGTTCAAAGAGTTCCATCCACGATATTGATTCAAAGCGCCGCGCGTATCTATATTGCTACGAGTATTTTGCTGGCCAAGTTGATAAGCATTTAAAGCATTCTGATACACAGGATGATCTTCACCATATTGTCTTTTCAACATCTCTAAGCTTAATGCTTCTTGAGCTGCGCCAGTGTAGCCGCCAAATTGAGCCTGTCTTTGTAGATTGGCTATATTAGCTTCAGCTGTTTGTGGCGCATACTGTAGCTGAATCTGTTTTAATGCATTATTCAAGCCAGCACCTTCTACTTCTTGGCGAGCTGCTTCTGGCTGCAAATAAGCACTGTAACCTTTCAATATATTGCCAAGCATATCTTGGTAACCCATATCTACAGGCTGTTGATTAAAGTTAATTGAATTCAATGGCATTACTTATATCCCCCAAACAAAGTGCTTAGCCATGATGGATCGAAGCTTTGCCCTTTTGGCGTTCTTGCTCTATTTTCAGCATCTCTACGAGCACCTATCCCGCCAAGACCTTGCATACCAGCTCCAGCAAATTGTCCAAATGCTGCGCCTAGGCCAGATTCATTTAGTCCACGTTGTTGGTTTTGTGAGGCTCCTAATTGAGCTCTCATGCCTTGTGCATTACCTAAGTAATCAGCCAAGTTACCAGAAGCATTGTAACCCATATCGCCAAGATGTTGCTGCCCAGCTAAGCCGGTACCTTGTACGCCTAATATGTTTTGCAAATATTGTTGCTGATCTTGCCCAAGCAATCCATTAGCTAGTTCAGCTTGTTGCATCTGGTCATAGCTTGTTCCAGTAAATCCACCTTGAGCAGCTGAATTACGAGCAGCACCCAAAGCATTCTTCTGTCTAAACTGATAGCCTTGTGATGGCTTATAAGATTGCATAATTTGGTCAACAAAGCTTGTAGGATTCTGCTGCATTTGCTGATACGTATCCGCAGCTTGATCTTGAGCTTGCATCCCACGATTAATAAATGGCTGATAAGCATCGCGTCCAAACTGAGGAACTCCGGCTAATTGTTGATCAACCTGGCCTGCTCTTCTGTTTGAATTTCTATTGTTTAATAAGCTAGTTGCGAGGCCAATCCCTGCGCCAATTAGTGGTCCCCAAACCATATTTTATTCTCCTCGAACTATCCTAAGGATAGGCTGTTGTAGTGAATTTAACCAATGAACCAGATAACTTCCCAACATAGCATGGTGGCACAGCATCGAGTACAAACCAAAGAGTTCCATTAGGCATCATTGCAGCCAATGTAGTGCTTGCACCTGTAGCTGGATCAATCACAGGTGTTGTTGTTAACTGTGCATTGGTTACCTGTGGAACAGTCCATCCGTTGTTACTTAAGCCTGTGCGTAATGATTGATTCAATTCTTGCTGGTAAGCACGCTGTGAATCGTCATTGTCTATATCTAAAAATGTTGGCAAGTCCATGTACTTTGGTGGTGTAGCCATTAATAGACCTCCACGATACCGTCAGTTACTACGAAGCTGCTAAGGCCCCAGAAGCGGAGCTTGATGGTCATGTCGTTTGACCTTCCAAGATTTCCCCAAGTAATAATATTCTGACGCACGCCAATAGGATTTAATCCTCTACCAACATAATTACTCCAGGTAACACCGCTGTCTTTAGAGAAAGACATATCAACTCTAGGCTGATAAGTTAGATTCTGTGGGTTGCCGCCCATGCCACTACCAGTATTAGGCAATGAATTCTCAGTAATCATCAGCTGGCCATCTTCTGTAATCATGGTGTCGCCAGTATCTTCAGTTATCATATTTTGCTCATATGATGAATTCAAAGACAAACCGGTAACATTTGGATCATCACCCTGGGCCATGGTAAATACAAATGAGTTGGTAATAAATCTGCCAGAATCTGGACGACGTATACTTTCACACACTCTAATACGTGGTATCTCGTGGATGGCTAATGGATCCCACACAACTCTATTGCTAGAAAGATTCTCATTGTAAACTGTAATAGTGCTGCTTGTTTCATAGAGATAACCATTCTTTAGAGAGGCAAATATCATCTTATTATTAAAGTAAACCACGTCTCGAGCAGGATGGAAATCACTGTTATAATCAGTTAAATTAAAGAATTTCTGCGTATTCAAATCATATATTAATGTAAGATGGTCGCCATCTCCATAGAATGTTAATTGATAGAATAGGTGTCCATCTTGCCTAAAGAAGAATGCGGTAGAGTCTGATGGCTTTTTAATTTTGCTTAATACGAAATCAATACCATCACTAGATATTCGTTGGGCGCCCTCTCCGGAGAATATCATTATGACTGGTTGATTATCTTCATTGGCTGCTAACCATGCTACGTATTGATCGCTTACCGCAATAGTATTAATAGATGCGCAACCATAATCGATATTCACTGAAGAATTACGACGATAGTTTTGCAATCCACCAATAGCAGTCCATATTTCACAAACTGTCTTACCAAATACTATAACGTTGTTAGACTGCCCAGGCAAGCGTTCGACTGCCAAAGCAGAATCAGGCTTAGTGGATATAGTTTGATTGCTAATCTCGCTAATAACCGTAGCCGAAGTATAACCGAATGTGAACCAACGCGCGCCGTTGCCATCTTGTACAGCATTACCAATGTTAAAAAAAGTATTATGAAATGATACATGATTAGGCACTAAAGTTGTTGCTAATGGGCCGCCAGTCTGCTTAACAATGGCAGAATTTGTTGAGTAATTATAGATGTAAGCATTCAAGCCATCAACAATGCATACCTGACTATTCAAGTTCTCATCCATGAATACTTCACCAGATGATGTCTCTAGATTGCCTAACAATTGATTAGCAGCGAAAGCTGGGGTAATTTTATATACTAGGGAGCCGCACACAGCTATCACAAAGTTACCACGCGTAGACTTAAACATTCCACGCACGCTTTCGCCTTGAGCATTAAGCTGAACAAGCTTCTTATAACCAGCAAAATTGACAAGCCAGCCCTCAGATATAAACATATTAAATGTTAATCCAGATGCTATCTTATCATAACGGCCATAAGTGCTTGAGCCGGCGATCTGTATCGGAATCTGTTGGGAACCAGGCGTAACTCTAAAGTTATTCTTAAGGAATGTATCATCAGCCATTACGTAGTCCAACCTCCACTAAGGTTTACTATGCCATAATTTAAGGTCGACCCATTATTCAACGTAGACATCTTCTGCGTAGTTAGATCCATTGCAGCCGAGCGAGACTGAATCATTGCTTCATACTTTCTTGCTTGCAGTGATACGCCGGCAGGGATAACAAAGTTGAATTCCATGCATAGTCTTTCAGCTAGAGCAAACTTAAGATAGTTAATATAGAATCTATCAAGAGTCAGCGACAAGTCCTGGTTTAATACAACCTCTGTAAGCCTAAATAAGCCCCATGCTTGCATTGGATAATTGCTATTCGGCTGAAAGTACATGAAAAGGTTTGCACCCCCGTAACAACGCTCTAAATGCCAATTAAATGGCAACGAGTTTATGTTGTTAGCACGAGAGCTGCCAAAGTATTGAATCCTATCTACTTCCCTCATTTGATATCTAATATCATTGATGAAGAACACCAATGTATCTAGCTTCTCTAAATCGGGGATGAAGTACATTTCTTGGCCAGCAATGGCGTTGAACTCGTACTTCAGGTAATAGGGAATCATATCCTTTTCAATGGCTTTGTCAGTAATGATGTCATTAAGCATGTTAAAGCCATCTTCAAACTGAGAGCCTTGAACTGTCTCAAACTCACGCGATACGATGCCGCTCACATAATAAGCTTCATTGACCAGCTTTGTAACGGTATATGCCATCCGTGGCCTCCTAAGTTATAGTAAGTCGTCGTATCCGCGGAATGTAATCGATAAAGACCCAGCATTATCATCAAGCTGATAATTAAAAGAAGTGTCAGCATTACATTGAGCTGTCATAGTTTCATGAAATACTTCATTGATAATCACGCCTGAACCTACATTATAGTAAGGACCATCTGGTTGCCCAGTCGGCTGCAAGTAGAATGAATCAAACAAATCAGGTGTAGTATATGAAGTGCTTATATGTATGTTCGTTGCAATGAACGGCATTACTTCAAAACCAAACTGAGTATTAACACTAATCTCAAACCAATCAGTAGAGTTACCAAATGTTAATAGAGGGCCGCCATAACCATAGCGCATAGTTCTATTGGTATCGTTACCTACTTGTACAAATGGAACAATATTCCCATCAACATCGGTTAATATAGCGCCGATACGTCTATACATATCGTAACCTACCGGCATATAAGGACGTGTAAATTCGCGGGATAATAAAATGCCAGCTGGATAAGGAGAGACAGACTGTCCATTACCTGGAGCTGCCACTGAAGAGCCGATTGCATACACAGCATATAGCATATTAGCTGCAGCCGTTCCTGTATCAAGACCATTTAAACCGCTTCTTTCAAGTCTTGCAATTGTATCATCAGGTACAAGGATGTCATTGACGTTTGTGCTGTTACGAGCTGCACCACGTTTAACATTAATATGTGTTTCTTCTTCAGATATAGAAATCTGTAAACCATTTAAATAAAGCTCACCGGCGTTAACTGGTGGAATTTGTGGATTTGAAGCCATAATATTTCCTTAAAAAAGGGGGACGGAGTATCCCCCAACTAGCAATATTTAAAGTTGATCTACATAACCAGCTACAGATAATGCAGTAGCAGAACCAGTAACTTTATAGAAGATTCCACCAACACCAGCAGTAACTAATTGTGGGCAAGTAAGAACGTTAGTAGTTACTACGCCAGCAACTGAGCCACTTACAACAGCTTGTCCAACAGCGCCAACACCAGAGTAACTTAAGTTAAGCGTGTTATTAGCAGCAGTAGGAGTGAATACTGATAAGAAGTGGATGTTTGTGTTAACAGCAGGAGCTAAAGCAGTAGTCACAACAGCAGCATAAACTGCAGAAGAACCAGCTGTGATAGCTGTTGGAAGAGCAACGTCATACCATACAGTACGTGAATTGCCTAAGCCAACCTGTTCAAATTTACGTACAGCAGCAGTATCAATACGAACAGCGCCGATACGTCTGAACATGTCATATCCAAAAGGCAATACTGGAGTAGTAAAGCTTAAAGACATGATTACAGTTCCTGGATAAGCCGAATAAGGCTGTCCATTTCCTAATTGGTTATTAGAAGAGCCGATTGCATACACAGCATATAATGTGTTGTTTGCTAAAGCCCCAGTATCTAACCCACCAGCACCGCTGCTAGTAATAGTTAATGCTACCGCTGAGCTAACAACGATATCATTCACATTTAAACTGTCACGTGCTGCACCAGTAGAAACATCTACAACAGTAGTTGGAGCTACTGCATTATTTGAAAGAACTAAACCAGACATGTAAAGCGCACCTGCGTTTACTACTGGAATATTTGGAATTGCGTTAGCCATTTATTTATCCTCGTTAATTTAGTCGTTATCACATTCTTGATATATCTTAGTGGAAATTCCACGGCATATTTAAACACCGTGGAAAATCACTCATTTATTCAGGGAAAATGATAGCCATTGCGTAATCTGAAGGCATAGAGTAACCATAGATTGCATCATGTACTAAACCGAACTGATTTTGACCGAAGGCATTACCATAGTAAGTACGTAAAGACACACCTGTAGTTGGATCTACAGCATTACCAGTTGCAAATGGATCCATGTCTGGTAATTGTGGCATTGCTAAGAACAATGGGTTACCAGAAGTAATCATACCTGAACGGTGAGACGGTAGAACTTTAACCTGCATTCCAGGAACAATCGGAGTAGTAATATTTTGGATATTAGACTGGATTACCTGTAATGGAGGGTTGATGAATACAGTAACTTGGCTGCCAGCAGTAGAAGCTGCATTAGCAACGGCTTGGAACTGAACTCTAGCAGATGTAGGTTTGTGACCAGTGAAGCTTAGGAATCTAACGTTAGATTGGCCAGCAACACCATCTTGGAATTGGAACTTGTCATATTGTTTAATTGAGTTCACATCACTAGCATTATCAGTACCAGAGAAAGTGATAGAATCAATTGAACCGCCTGGTCCATTATAAGTAGCACTTACTACTGTTAATGTAGAACCAGATTGACCTTCAGTACCAGCAACGTGTAATGGTAATAAGTTAGAAGTGTACCAGTTACATCCACCAAACGCGCCTAATTCCCAAGAATTAGCTAATTTGTCGTTACGGATTGGAGCGAATTGATTTAACGCAGTTCCAACGATACCAGGAATAGCAACGTTAGATAAATAACCTTTAGTTTCACCATTTGCAACGCCGAATTCACGGTTGTTAGCTAATGCTTGAGATAATTGGTTAACAGAGTTAATTGGAGTCACGCCGTCACCGAAGAAACGGTAAGTTCCGCTAACACATATAGAAGCAACGTCAGCTTCAATAGTAGTTCCTATCTCTCTAACTGCAGCCATACCAAACTTATCCATGTAATCATGAACGTTGAATAAGAATTGTTGAGCAGTAACAGCGATAGAAGTAGATACTGGTTTGTTAACAGTTAAAGTATGAACTCTTTGTTCAGCCGGTTGGAAAGCAGCTACTAAAGAATTAGTAGTAGTCATTCTTGGTGGCAAATCGAACCCAACAGTATCACCAAGATTTGCAGATATGTTCTGGAAGTTCTTGAATCTAGTGTTAGAAGTACCGATAAAGGCACCCATATTTTGTAAAAAAGCTAATTCAGACAGATTGTATGTTTGTACGTTCTGTAAAATATTGTTTGGCACCGCCATAAATCACCTCAATAATAAGTAAAGTTATTAAGATGCATTCAATGGATGTTCGTTTAGCCTCTAAGCCAGGAAGCGTTTTTAAAGTCTTCCAACGTTGACAATCCTTTGTCTGCACTCACATTTGAGGGCTTTAATTTTGATAATGGTGCGTTAGTCGAGACATATTCTTCTTTAGCATTTTCGTTATGAGCGATAGACTTAGATAACATTTGTAATGCTTTCTTAGCTTGTCTCTCATCTGTCTGTGCTAATGAATTAATAGATGCTAGCTTCATTGGGTTATTTGCCAACTCATACATAATCTGAGGGACATTTTCCATTTCACTAACAAGATAAACAACACTTGGAAATCTCGCTGGATCAAACTCACCCATAACATCATTGAAATCTTCAAAAAGCTCGGCGCCTGTAGCCATCTTATTTACGTATGTGTCAGCAACTCGGCGAATCTGGTCTTCGTAAGCTTTTTTAGCAGCTTCCTCTTGCAGACGAGCTTGGAATTGTTGATACATGTCGTCCATATTCGGTTGAGACATGCCACCCATTTGGGATGCTTGTTGTTGATTGCTTTGGTTCTGTGCTTGAGACTGATATTGCTCTTCGACTTCTCGTCTGGCTTTTTGCGCAGCAATAGATACTTCTTTCGCAACAATGTTTCTTACATGGTCTTGAGTGAAAAGCTTTTCTGCTGGTGCATTCTCGCTAGGCGTGTTTAACTCTTGAGTAACTTCTTCATTCATCCTTAAATCCTCTTCTTACTATTTAGCTGTCCCCATAGATAGGGTTAATCCAAGTCAGGCCCTGGTGCCTCTATTTAGCTGTCCCCATAGATAGGGTTAATCTGAGTTTCCCCAGTACTGATATCCTAGTATACGTTAGGTGGCTCTGCAAGCACTCAATCGAAGATAATGCAATAATAGAGCTGTCTCAGCCTTATTTTGTGCATAAAGTCGTCTTTTCGAGGAAGTTGAATACTTTCTAGAAGCCTCCATAAGATGGAAACCTCTATTTCATCTCTGGCCAGTTTAAAGTCTATGTCTCTTGCCAGCCTGTCAGCTGTCTCTATTTCCAAGCTTGTTAGGTACAAAATCTGCATCCTTGCTATTTCGTTGAGGCTTAATCATTTGCATATAGTTCTGCCAATATTGAGCATCCATACTCTATATGACGATAACATTTATCAAGCAGTCTTGCATTGCAATCAGGCTTATCTTTATTCTCAACCACGTAATCTTGCAACTCTTTAAGCCATGCATAAGCTTCATCCTTTCCAGATGCTAAAAGAGCTGTTTTTATCTGCTTATAATCAGCATTGACAACCATCTTCTCTTTTTTCTTTTGTTGCACAAGCAAATCTTCAGCTGCTTTAGCCAAAGATTCTGCTTCCTTGGCTGCTTTTTTAGCAAGAGCCTTCTGTTGAGTTGCTAGCGCCTTTGCATCAAGCTTTGCTTTTTCAACCATCTTGATAGCTGCTTCGTATTGCTCAACAATATGCTGTGCTTCTTCTTCTGTCATATTAATCATCCTTGCATTCCTTGCTTGGCTCAACCTCTGCGACCGCCAAATCCCCATCTCTCATCATTGACCACCATTCAGCTATTTCTTTGAACTGCTTTATCCTTTCCTCTTTGCTTAAATCACTTAAAGGATATGTTTCAATCTTCATTATTCTCTGCCTGCATCTCTGCTACATCTAAAGCTAGCTCAATCGCTGTTCTTGCATTTTCAGCTGATATTCTATCCTTCTCTAAGTCTAGCTTGATACCCATCTCTTCTATCTCAGCCATAGTTTTCATACGCTCAAGTTCTACTTTCTCTTGGTCGATAGCAACTTCGGCAGTCTTCACGGTGAAGTCCATCTCAGCTTCTTGAGTTCTTTGTTCAACCTTAGCCATCTCCACTTGCGTTATAGCCTGTAATTGCATCTCTTCTGGGCTTGGCTGATCTGCCATAGCTTCAGCTTGTGCACGTTGCTCTTCTTCAAACTCTACAGCTTTAGCTTTAAGCGTATCAATATTACGCACTTCAAGGTTATCAAGAAGAACACTGAGGCCTTTCGTATTTATAAATTGTGAGAATATTTCAGAAGATTGTGACAGCTTGACTATCATCTCTAATGACATTTGTTTTTGGATTGAAGAGTTAACGCCAGCTTCTATCTTAAGCTGTAGCATTGAAGCATCGTAATTTAATGTCACATTATCTTCAGCGCCTGGATTGTTAACCATTCTAAAGCCACGCTTACCATCTCTGCCTACAACAGGGAGACTTCTTGGGGTGCGATAATACTTAGGAATTAAATCCATTGTGACCAGGCCGATTCTTTCCCAGGCTTTCAAGTAGTTGGTGCGGTATGGGCCAGATGCTCCATCGGACTGTAGAGCCCCCTGCATAATAGCCTTGCCTGACAGATTATCACCAACGATACCTTGCGACGCATCATATGAGCCTAATGTAGCCTGTATTACAGCTTGAGCATTCATAAAGGATGATTCAACAATTGGGGGTGTTGGCGTACGCTGAACTTCACGCGGAGGCTCTAGCCTTTCACCAGTCTTGTCATCAAACGCATTGTAAAGCAACACTGCTGCTTCTTGTGGGTTCTGATAAGCACCTTGGTAATCAGTTGGTATACCTTCGACAGAAGCCACCCATTTATTCATTACCATGTTCTCTATTTCATTCATCATGGTTTGCCCAGATAAATTCATAGAACGCTGTGCATCTCTTGCATGGTAAACATATGGACGAGTCATCTGCTGTGTAGCGCCTGCCGTCATATTACTCATGAACGATGAAGAGCCTATGTTAGCATCGCCTTTGATAAGCACAGAGTTGCCATCAACGAAAATGATTGGTAAGTACTTGTAATCAGTTACTCCACGGTAGAGCTCTTTATTCTCTGTGAATCTAACTTGCTCAATAGTTTCAACATCAGTCCATCTTTCTTCAAGAATAATAGGAGCCTGTTCAATAACATCCCATAGCTCTATAAGCTTCTTATATTGATCAACTGGCACCACATGACCATTAGACAAGCGTACAATCTTGACGCGCTTCATCTTCTTCTCAAACATGTAAGCAACAAGAACTACTTCTTCTACTTCATTCTTGTAACTCCATTGGAAGCCAGCCAGGTTAGAAGACACATCAAACTTAATATCTTCAGCTGCGGCCTCACCGAATTCTTCAACAAATCTAGCTCTAGTATAAGGAATCAACATCCCACAAAAAGCACCATCACCTTTATGTGAAGTTCTTGCCATTGGATCAAAGAATGTCATAGTTGGATCGAACACCTTCTCAACTATAATTTGCTGTTCAAATGAGTAACAATTTACATAGTCAGTACGTACCCAGACGGCAGAGAAGCCGCCAATAAGCTGTTCGCTGTTTATATTTGATTGCATATTATCATTGGATGCGTCATTGAAGATGGCTCTCAAATAGCTCTCAACCACTTCTTCAGTAGCTAAGAACTCTTCTGTTAGCATTTCAACGGGAACACCATCAGCCGCTCTAACAACCATAGAAGGTTCTTGTTGAGCAAATTCAGTTCGTAGACGTGAAACCATAGCCTCAAGGATGTTGAACTGCACTGTTGGCTTCTGTAGCGTGTTTAATACAGCAATATCGCTGCCAGACAAGCTAGAGGCACACACAAACTTAGTGAAATCCCAATACCGATTATTATTGTCACGGAAGTATTCATACCATGTCTCTACTTTTTTCTTATTAGCCTCTAATCTTTCGCTGTGATCTTTGCCAATCCTACGGCTCTTCTTGTCTTTATCCATATCCGCCATTGTTACTCATCCTTGAATTTTGTTTAGCCTTAAGCTGTTTATTGAAACTCTCTGCCATTGATTTTACCTTCTCATCACGACCGATGCCTGCTCTCGCAGTGGTTGGAGGCATAGCAAATGTTAGCCCCAAGCTGTCAGCAAGATCTGATGAACGCACACCGCGGCGCTTCATGTCGGCCTTCTGCTCCATAACAAGTCGCGAATTAGAATCAACTTTATATCTAATGCTGCATAAGTCAGAGTGTAGCGCATCATCATCAGGTATTGAACAGGGCTCATTACGCAGCCATTCGTGGAGCTCACCCCACATCTCTGCTCGCTTGTTGGAGTATTTGCCACCATTGAGAGGGCTTCCCCCTGCATTAATAGCATAAACTATATCCCTGTGACCCATCTCATTCAGCCTGTCTACTACGCCAGCACCTAATCCGCCCACGTCTATACAGACCATATCTGGATTCTCTTCCAAGATTATAGTATGAACTCTGCCAGCTACCTGCATTGTGTCTAATTTAATGTGAGACTCTAGCTTGTAAGCCCTTCTACCCTGGCGTCTAATAATAGCAGTTCTATCGTCACCGAACCTGGCCGGGTCAACACCAATGATTAATGGACCATATTTATCGTTGATATCACAATGCCGAGCACGCACCACAATGTCGGATGGAATGTAGCTATCTTCACCTGTCAATTGGAACGCGGACTGGGAATTTGAAGGATATTCCTGCAAAAAAGCTTTGGCCCCATCCATGCCATTTACAGAAAGCTCTATTATCTTCTTACGGCGCCAATTAAGCTGGTCATCGCTTAACTTGTAGAAAGATACTAGCTGGTCTTCTTCGACAGTGCGCTTAAAGTCCTCAGGGGCATTGGAAGCGTATTCATCCTGCCAGAACCATGGAATGAATATAGCAATGAACTCTGACTCTCCAGTTTCTGCCTTTTGCCATTCTTGATGGAAGTAATTTCCCACCCCATTTGCAGTTGATTCAAGTATCACCTCCGTGTTGTTAGCATTCGGTATTGCCTGCATAACCCCTGTTGCATGGTCTGCAGCATTATTCCAGAACGCTGATTCACTAAAATGGGCCAGCTGTATAGTAGCTGACCGACCAACATTCTTATTCTCAGCTGTGCCTAGCTTGTAACCACTATCCAGCGTATTAAACACTAATTCTTTACTGTTATTAGTTGCTACCTGTGGCTTAACCAGTGCTGGCGTATGCTCGTAAAAGCGCTTAGCCATTTTAAACAGATTGTTAGTTGCTTCTAATGAATGGGTAAGTATAAATGCTTGTATCCCAAATGAATGGGTAACCTTGTGATAAAGTCGGGCACCTATGTAACTAGAGCAACCTTGCTGCCTTGCTTTCAATACGATGGCTCTAATCTTGCCTGTTTCTCTTAGCTGTTTTTCTAGCCGTTCATGGATATACTTTTGTGCTTTATTCAGTATAAAAGGCTCGATTGACCCAGACTTTGTACGTATCTTCAGGCATTTGGCAGCATAATGCTCAAAGTTCTCTTTAAGCTTTAATCTAAGAAGACGCGTCCGTTCGTCCATTGTATCTATTTATCCTTTTATGATGCTATAGCTAAAGAGTATTCCTTTAGTTTTTTAATATAATCTCGCTTATCGTATTCAAAATAATTAACTGCGACTGAGATTAAGATTCTAATATCCATATCAATTATAAGAGCGTAATCCTGAGCCTTGCACAGAAGCCTTAATGCCTCTTGTTTTGCCTCTAACTGCTTAATAGCCCCGTTAAGAGCAAACCTATTATCTATGTCTGGCCTGTGCTTAACTATGCGATATTCTCTCATTAACTTAAGCTCTAACAGTCTTACAGCATACTTATTGTCCAGATATCCCTTTTCTTGCAAGGAAAGACTGTTAATATCTGTATGTAGTGACCGCAGCCATTTCTTGTTCATCGCTTCTGTTCGCCCATGTGTATGTATCAATCCTTGCTTGAATTAGGAGGGCGAAGTCCTTTCGCCCATGTTAACTGTCACTTTCCTCTGTTTCATTCAACAGCCTATCTTCTTCTGTTAAAATCCCACAGTTTATATAAAAACCACCCAGGGTCGAATTATGCTTATCTAGCGTAAACTTTTGAGCCACGAATTCATCTTCTGGATGGAAGCCTGTGAGCCTCATACCATCATAATCCCAAGCAAATGATAGCCCAAACTGTCTGCACAAAAATATATATTCATCTAAAAATTCTTCCGGCTGCTTAGTGACTGGAATATTATTCTTAAAAATCATTCTTCTTCCGCCTCGTCATGTTCTCTTCTTACCTTCGCAGTTAAATATGGCGATATAGGATTACCTCTGTAACCATTTAAATAACCATATTTAATCAGCAATAATTTTGGGATCATTTACTAAGCTCGCCCTTCGACTCAAATAGATCAGACTTAAGATGTGCCACATCAACTTTTAATTTAACAAGCTCATCATGTATCTTTGGTAAATTGCATAACACCCAAAGCCATTTCTTTAAGTTGCTCACTCTAATTCCTTTAATGCTTGTTCATGGGTTAATACTTCTATTTTGGTCTCGCTATAAGTTCTATCGCCATATATTTTTGGTAACAACTTGCCAACATGGAACTTACGCAAGTCTATTATCAACTTATCACGGGCCACAGCTGTGCTATTAGATACTTCACCCTTATCAGTCATGATTGTATCACGTAATCTATTTTCAGCAATCTCATGCGTCTCTTCTATATACAGCTCAGATTGAAACTTCTTAGCCTCTAAGAATTGTTCTCTAAACTCAGGATGTCTATAACGCCAATTAATTATCGTATCAGCATGGGGAAAGCCATTATCCTTATATTTTTCATATAATTTCGGCAACCCACAAGCATGCGTAGCAACTATCTCGCATATCCAATCCCCAATCTCTGGCGTATAAAGAGATGGATTATTACCTTTTGCTTTTTCTTCTTTAAGCTCTTTGCTCTTTCTTTCAATCGCTGTTTCTGGCATTGGCATATTACACTTCCTTGTGTTTCACGTAGAACTTATCTAACTCATCAGCTTTCTTTAGCAATATTTCTGCCGCCAATCTAAGCATTACGCTTTTTTCTTCTGCAGTTTTAATAAAAGACTCGAGACCTTCATTTATTTTCACTGGCTCCATCACAAGAAGCTGGTCACCATCTTTATTGTTATAATAATAATGTATTGTTAAGGAGTTATAATGATGGTTCATCGCTCTACACTCATTTCTTCTTCGCCCTTGATGGTCTAACATATTTAGGTTTCTGTGCAACGACTGGTTCTATAACCTTTGCCGTTATAACAGCAGCAGGGGCTTCTTCGACTTCGCCTTCTAGCTCAGCTATATCCTCTGCCGTCATAGATAGTAATTCGTCTTCTTCTTTTTCTTCGACGTCTTCTACTACACCAGCACCTTTACAGCCATGGCACTTCTCATATTTGATTCCACCCATGCCAAGAAGCTGTTTAGCTCCTCTGCATGAACGACACATTTTAAGCTTCAAGAGTTACCTCCCTTTTCATTTGCTCTATTAATTCCAATAAATCTTGCCCAGCTTCTTCTATAAAATTACTTGAAGATATATTGCCAGAGTGACTTATTAATGATTGATTTTCTAACAAGCTATAACCTAGCTCGAAAATGGCATCCGCTCCAAGAAAAGGTTTGACAAACTTATCTATTGCGTCAACCCTTTCCTCTAAGGAGAGATTTAAGCTTGTAACATGTAGAAGACCTAATAATAGATTTTTAGCATTATCACTTGCACAGCATATACCAAGCTTGTGGGCGACAAAATCTTCTGCATCCCAATGCTCTCCATTTTCATCAGTCACCAAACCATCTGCATAGCTAAGCTTCAATGACTGTCTCCGCTTCAGCTGCTTTAGCTTTCTCTTCAGCTTCTTGAGCCAAGCCTTTAACTACAGTCTCATTATCAGCAATTGCTGTTAATTCTGGGATTTCTACGCTTAAGCCTGTAAATAAAGCAAGCAATGCTATATCAGCAGGGTTTGGTAACATTTGTAATAATACTGGATCAATGCTTTCTGTCTTGTCTAATGGATCAGATAATCTATGATGGATAAGATTAACTTCGTTCTCTGAGTTAACTCTTAATGCTAGTTTGATTTTTTTCTCGTCATCTAAGACTAATTGGAAATGAATAAACATTTGAACTCCCTGTAAATAATAATCCTATATTAACACAACCTTGATATTAACCAAGGTCAAATTTTCTCTTTCTAGTAATCGGCCGCGGTATTGGCGAATGAATAGAAGCTCTAAAATGTGCGAGCTCTGCTAATTCAGAAGCATTCAATGGTCGATGTGACTCTAGGATGCGCTCTTTAGCTGCGTTTATCGATTCACCGACTTTAGCCATGAAATTATCATGAGCATCTCTCAAGTGCAACAGGCAAATCAAACTGTCAGGTGAATGCTCTTTCCCTTCAACCGGAGCTAAGTAGCTAGTCTCAAACCTAACCGTTGAAATATGATTTTTTAACTGATGAAGCACTTCTCGTGATATAGTCAAAACAGATTCAAATGTCCTTAACGGCGCATAATTGGTTTTTTTGTACAGCTCGCTAATACAGCTAACCTGGCAAAGGTCTACTCCAATCTCTTCATCAAAAGTTGCGTTATCTAGTAACAGTCTACAAACTACGTGCATATTAACTCTCTCTTATGGTTGTGTAGCAGAATTGTATATTATATCATATTATCAATCAACTGCAGATGGACCTATGATAATGTATAACGCGATATTAATTCTGGCTATTACTTCGGCCCAGACAGTCTCCATAGATTATGAGGTTTACGAAGACGTCAAATACTGTCATAGTGTAGCCTCACATATCAATGATTACTACAAAGATGAAATATCTGGTGGTAAGACCGTTGCAGTATGCTTGGATATTAACAAAGATAATTAGGGATTAAAATGACAGAAATAATTTTAGATAACATAACGCCAGCTGATAATACTTTAGAGTTCACGCCTAAGGCTAAATCTGTTAAGAAGAAAGTTACAGCCAAGGTGGTTAAAAAAATAGCGACTAAAAAGACAGTAGCTAAGAAGCCAGTTAAAAAAGTAGTAACCAAGAAGGCAGTAGCTAAAGCCACCATAGCCAAAAAAGCTGTTAGCAAAAAAACCATAATCAAAGAAGCTCCTCGTAAGTGTGTATGGGTATTAGATAAATCTCATGCAGCTTTAAAGAAGACAGCAGCCAAGCTTGGATTAAGACTTAACCAAGTTATAGATCAATCTATTGCGGACTTCACTGCTAAACATGTAGCTAAAAAAGCTAAAAAGTAATATACTGTTAGCTCCTCTTCTTCTGCACACAAGCAGTCGCATGCTTCTAATCAGAGGGAGAGGAACTAATCTTGCGAACATCCAAAATCTTTTTAATATCAGCCTTTATTTTCACAGCCGCTGCTTCTGCCGTTATAGTTACCGACTCTCTACGTGGAATAGCCAGCCTTCTGCCATCAGAAATAGCATGCTCGGTCAGCACTACATGTATCACCAACATCTTGCCGTCTCTAAAAATCAATGGGCCATACATTAGGAATGCATACTCTTCCTCGCCAGCCTCATTTAAGCCCTTAAATATTTTGATTCTAAGCATTTTATTGCCGTTAGGGTCTAACACTAGATCTACGTCTAGCTCATGCACTCCTGCCAAAGATAAAAGCTTGAAAATAGGACCAAGCTCTGCCTTGGTATCTACAGATATCGAACCTATATCCGTGCTCATTGATTGCCATGTAGCCGGTAAATTATTTAAATCAATTGCCATTCATTAATCCAGGTAGTCAACTATTACAGTCTTAGCTTCGTCGAACCCATAACATATTACAGCTCCATAACTATTTTCAAGCAGATGGGCGATTATCCCTTGCTGATGTCTGCTTACCATGGGATTAGGCATGCCTTTTTGCTTTGGTCGCTTCATTTCCACAAATAGCCCATTTAAGCCCCTCATTCCCTTGGCAATGAATAAATCTGGCACTCCAGGAAGAACCCCTCCTAATTTCAAACGTTTGGCCTCTAGAATACCCCTTTGCCCACCATTTGGGATGGCAAACATTAATATGCTGGGATATTGCATCCTAAACCAATTGACCACCATCTCCTGATGATCTTCTTCTATATGCATCCTTGCCATTATTTATTCCTTAGTTGTCTGTTTGAGCTTTTAGTCTCTTAACTGCTTTCTCAACATATTCGTTAGACAGTTTCACTTTTGCCATAAGCTCTTCATAAGGCGTTGTGCTTTTAACAACACCACCACCCTCTACTGTTAAGCAATTGGGATCCCATAGATCATCTTCCTCAGTCATTGCCCCCCCTTAGTTGTAGATTAAGTTTTTAAGCATCTCACTTATGCTGTCCAGCTTTAAGCGTATTGATTCAATCTCTGCAACCTTTACAGGCGAACCTATATTCTCCACTACATACTCAACCCTGAGTAGTAAATAAGCAAGCTCTTTGTAGCTGTCTGGGCTTACGAAGTTACTAGTCATTGGAAAGCCTCTTCATAAGCTCTTGGTAAGCTATCGCTTCAAAAGCTGTTGTCACTCCCACGTATGCCGCCAAGCTCTTCATCTTAACATTAGGATTTTCTTCTTCTTCAAACATTTTAAATGCTTGGACAGCAGCAAGATCCAGGCATATTATTATCTTTTCCATAGATGGCAATGTACAATTTTTAAAAATACTTCTAAATGCATCGCTCATTTGGTCATAAAGCTTTTCTTCTTCTGTCATTATTTGTCCTTATTTTTTATCACTAAATCTGGTAAAGATACTTGCATCAATTGCCAAGCGCTCCTGCCAGCAGCTTTGGATTTATTGTATTCATCTGCGTGTATCCTCTTTTCAATGTCAGCCTCTCTCTCTCTAGCCAGCGCTTCCTCATTCCTCTTTGTCCTCAGTTTAAGAGGCACATCCCATTCAGATCGTAAGATTAAATCTAAAGCTATGTTGGCCCCTCTCATTAAGTCATGCAGCCAATCAGTTAGATGAAATTCTACTTCCACCATGAGGTCTTCTTTTTTATATTTAATGGGGAGCTCGTCGAGTGAGATCATAATGTCTATCTTATCGCTTAACTGCAGCTTAGCTTCATCCAAGTTATGCATCTCAACTTCACCTTTGAAAAAATAACTCCCCTTATAGTTATTATTATTAATTTTATTATTAGTTATATTATTGGGTCTCTTTGTGATACCCCCTTTGTCTCTCTGTGATACCCCCCCGTCTCTCTGTGATACCCCTGTGGATAACTTTTTCTTAGAGTATTGCTTTAGATTTTTTATGTTAGCTATAACCATCACATAGTTATTAGGGCCCTCTTCAGCCTCTTTTAAGCTTACCAAAATTCCTTTCTCTTTAAAGAATGTGGCTAACCTATAAACTGTTGGACGACTGCACCCCATCTTTTTCATGATGCTGGCGTTAGATATCTTTATATTCATAATTGTGTCAGTTGCAGCGTTGTAATTATCACGCTTGCTATTCATACATAAGATGAGAAGAAACAATCTTTGATGGGTTGTTAATTCTATGCAGTTGGTGATAGCGTGCATTGCTTCGAAATTCATTTTAAGTTCCTTATAAAATGTGGACGATAAAAAGCCTCCAAAGGAATTGGATGGCAAACTAAATTAAATATTGAAATGGGGTTGATTAATGAATTGAGGGTGTTATAATTCACTTGTGTTTAATACTCCTTTGTTTTAGACATATGATTATTTCCTTAGTCATTTAGTTTTTACTCCTTATGAAAACTTACTGTTGAGACCGGGCATGTTTGCGCTAGACCGGTCTCAAAACTTAAAAAACAATCTTACTTGTAATTAAACATACTGTCCAGATCAATTTAATTTAATGAAGAATTCTTTTATCTCCTAATCTCATGCATTCTTTAATAGCTTCTACAAGGCATTCTTTATTCCATTGTTCTTCCTGTCTCTTCTGATCTGCAAGGTACTCGTCGGCATATTTTGATATTCTTTTAGCGTGCTCGGTGTCGTTATGCATGTCAATCTCCTCTTCTGTGTTATTATTGACCAAAAATACAATATGAACTAATCTTTTTCTACCTGATAATTTAAAAGTAGAATCTCATTCATCCATGGTGAGTGCGCGAGGTGCAACTTCCTCGCTCGGGTACAGCTTTGTGAAAATTAGCTGTCTTGTCTTTTTCTTCAGCCTGCTCTAGTTTCTTAATCCTTTACTGGAGGCAGGCTGATCTTAATTAACCCGTAAAAATATCCTTAGACATTTCATATAATATCTTTTCAAGAAGACCCAAAGGCTTGTTTAATAAGCTAATCTTTTCTTCGGTGCGCCGCTTTATTAGCTCTATATGGGCGCTTATATGAGTAAAGGCCATTTCATATACTTCAAAACTTTCCTTGCCTGCTTGGAGCTTATAACTAACTTCATCATTTAAATTAAATACAATCCTTAGATTTTCAATCAATTTCTTGAAATCATTTATGGCAGAGTTTGATCTATCTTCTACTTTATCCATCCTTTTGTATATATCATCCCTAACCTTGTTATAAGCAAACCGCTGTATTCCTCTGTCCCCGCCTTTAAGGCTTGTCATATAGTCTGCAACTTCTTGAATTGAAGAATCATTCATATACTCTAGCACTTCGCACTCAATATCGGTCCATTCATCAGATTCAATTTCATTTGAGTCTATTATACTTACAGAGCCCTTACATGTTAAATAATGCTTGTACAGAAATCCCATAGTAAGAACCCCAGTGTCCACACCATCGCACATTTTGCCTATTTCAACATGTCTTTTACATGTGTCACATCCTAAAGAATAATAAACGCCCATGATTTTCCCCTTAATTAATAGAATTATCTCTTTGACCTTCTAATTTAAATCTAATCCCTTCTTGTTCTAGCATCCAGCCCAAATGCTTTCTATTAATAGGCAGTATTAATGCCAAGCCCAATGAATTGCGTGCACGACCAAATGCTATGTAAGCACTTCTTTCATGTGGTTTATGGTTGTAATTTAAATCGATCAAACTATTTGGATCTGGTTTTTTAAATGATGGATGGGAAATTGTACTGCGCATATTATCAATCTCAATTACTTATTATCTGCTGATAATAAAGCAAACAGACTATATAAGCAAATAAGACTAAGCGGGTTTTTGGAGTTTAGAAAAGCTAAGCTATTTTATAATATCGTTGCAATCTAGCTAAAACATTATAACGTCAAACACTTAGTGAATAGATTTTTTAACTTTCCCGCTCAGAATGGGCAAAGAGGAAATTGAACGCTGCCCCTTTACCCAAAGAAATATTATCAATTCAAAAGTTAATAATCAATACTGGAGATATATACAACTAGAGAACAGATAACATTAAATGCACACAACCATATAAAGAGTATCTGCCTCTAGTTGTAGATACATATTATCAAATTAAATAAATATTATCAAATCCTATTGCGCCCATCAAAATCTTGTTGTAGTATGAACTTATGAACTTATGAAGTAGCAAGGAAAGACAAGAATGATTAAAAAAGAAGAAAGACTTATAGATGGACAAAGAAAGACGGTGCTACTAACACAAAGCGTAGTAAAAGAGCTGCAAAAAAGGGCAAACAATAGTACTAATGGCGTGATTAGTGAGTACTTAAGAATAATAATAGACAAACATTTAGCAGAGAATAAGAAATAATATGAGTAATGAGCAGCCAAAAATTATAGTAGCTAACAAAGAGATGAATGAAGCTATAGACGAGCTTAGAACTTTGCGTAAGCAAATGAAAATCCTAGAAGTAAAAGAAAAAGCTTTAAAAGAAAAGATATGTTCTTTTATGGGTGAAAGACAAGAGCTAGTAGATGCTGATGGACTGGTTGCCATTACTTGGGCCGAAGTTAAAGACAGTGTCAGACTGGATAGCGAGACTGTAAAGTTAATATATCCAGAAGTTTATTATGGTTGCCTGGCTACAATTCCAGGCGGTAGAAGATTTGTAGTTAAATAACAGAGATTATAATGGATAAAGAAGACGTGCTTCAGTTAAATATGAACTTGATTCAACTAACAGTAGATTTAAAGAACTTAGAAAGAGAAATGATCTTCTTAAAAAAAGAAATTAAAGCTATAAAAAGCGATGCTAAAGAAGTAATAGATAACGAGAATACATGGAAAGCAGAATATGCTGCCAAGTTTGAAGATTTAGATCATGAAGAGGCTTCATTTGTGGAAGAGGATGGAGCGTCATGGTAGGGATTGGGCTGGCTGTTTATTATGCGTTAATAGTTATTGTTATGTGGAGAGCGTGATGCAATTAATGGTGATAATATTTGTTCTATGTGCGATGATATTTGGCATAGGAAGCGCTATGCATTTTGCCTCGATGGCTTTAGCTGTTGTGCTTGGCTGGGCTGCTATTTTAATTGTTTGTGACGTTGTGGGTGGAATATTTAAATCATAGGGAGATAGCATGTTTGTAATGATTGAAGCGCTGGGGATTATAGCTTTGATGGCAGTGTTAGCATGGATAGGGTTCGTGCTTATAGATATAGCGAGAAATGGAGTTTAGCATGGGCGTGATATATATTACATTGGCATTGTTTTTTGGATTTATTGTAACGTTAGCCTTGTCAGTGGCATGGGTGTTTCAACTATCAAAGAAGCAAGCTGAATTTAACTTAAATACAAGGAATACGGAAGATGAGTAAACAAGAATATACAGTGGAATACATATCAAACATGTTAAAGCATTGCTCGCCAGATGCACTATTAAATATAATAGTACAGCAAGATGATACTGAGGTTGCTTTGCCTATCACATCTGTTATTGTACACAAAACAAATGATAATAAAGAATTGGTAAGCCTAATTCATACCGGAGAAAAAGATGAGACAGTCTGATAATATAAATGAACTAGCTGCAGCGTTAAGCAGCTTTCAAGGCGAAGTAAAAGATATATCTAAAGACTCGCAAGGTTATGGGTATAAATATGCAGATCTAAGTGCAGTGTTTGAAATAGTAAGACCTCTACTATTAAAGCATGGCTTGTCAATCGCACAGCCAGTTGGCGGGTCTGATAACAGGATAGAGCTTACAACTGTATTGATGCATAAGAGTGGGCAATTCATAAGCTCTGCTATTAGTATACCAGTAGATTTAACTAATAAAAAAATGAATGCATTGCAGGCGGCAGGTAGTACTATCACCTATATGAGAAGGTATTGTGTATGTTCTATTCTTGGGCTTGCTACCACTGATGATGATGGAGCGGCCGGAGGTCAGGTACAAAACACACCCCCAGCTCCTAAATATATATCACAACCAATTAAGGTTGAGCAACACCTAGGTGAAGATGCAATGAATCAACTGCGTCATACCTTGATGGATGCAATCATGGAGAAGAATATTCCACTTGCCACTGTAGAGAAATGGTGCGCCAAAGCTGGTGTGGATAGCGTGCTTGAGTTCAATTATGATCAGATAGTTGGTGTTAATAATTTATTAGAGAAGATGAGTAAAGGTTGATGAGTTCAAGAAGTAAATATAAACATAAGCAGATTTTCATTGAAAGACCTGATGGTACATTTGATGCTTCTATAGGTATGCTAGATTGTGATGGTCGCATAATTTATTGCGGAGATATTATAGCTTGTTATAACTATGAAGGTGGCTATGGGGATAATATTGTTATTGCTGAGATAATATATCAATATAAGTGGTGTCAATATACACTGGAATGGGTATCTGGCGTAGAATCAGAAGGACTGTTTGATCGTGAAATTTATGAAGTGCAAGAATGGATAAAAGACGGTGATTATTTCGTTAAAGTGATTGGAAATGCGTATGAAGATAAGCACTTGCTAGACATAAAACCATACGATGTAAAAGATTTGTTGCCAGATGTTTGTGATTGTGAATGCAATTGCGACACCAGCGAAAAGACCTTAAATGATACAGAGAAGCTACAGCTGAAGATAGCGCAGTCTTTTCCAAAGATGCAAAAGGAAGGGGAGGCAGGCTGATGGACTATGAAGTAATTTCTGACAAGATATTAGATGAAATAAAAAGCAAAGCTAAAGAATATTTTGATGATTTGCTTCTTGATTTAGATGCAGCCGTAAAGCTAGAGATAGCGGCTCATCGTGCTGCTCCTGGACCTCTTGCGCTGGCAAACAAAGATGAGCTGAGTGAAATGGCGCTTATTAAATTGGGTGGTTGCTTCATGATTATATTAGCCCAGCTTGCTGATGGTGAAAGCAGTCGTCGCATAAGAAAAGCATTTGATAAAATGAAGCATGAAGCCACAAGGTATTTAGGGTATAGAGAAGAAGTGGATTAATAAGGATTAACAGTGAATATTAGACAGGAAGTCGTGAGTATAGCGGAAAGAATTGCGCTCAAAAATAAACGTGAAATAGATATGCGTACATTGGATTTCTTTTCGCATGTAAATGAAATAGTAATCAATGATGTAGAGCAAATATTACAAGAAGATAAATATAATGAGCTTAGCGACCATGAAAGAGAAGGGTTAAAATTCAATGCTATCTTTCATGCATTTATGGATATACTTAGCTCATCAAGTTTGAATATAATGCAGTGGAATTTTCAATTTATAGAAGAGTTGCATCGAGACTTGTCTGAATATGAAACGGTTTTTGATGTTACTATTTCAGAATGCATAGAGATGTTTGGCGCTTCATTGCAACAAAAGTTGCAACAGAATATGGATATAGAAAGAGAAATGATAGCAAGTTTAAGGATTCCTTAATGGAAAAAGTTATAAAGGCAGAGATGACAACAACAGAGGCTGCGGATTTTCTTGGCGTGACGAGAAAACAAATATTAGCACTGATGAAGAATGGATTGCTCGAGTTTAGAAGATACAGTGATGAAAATAAAATACTGTGGATTGATTTGGTTATATATCAGAGAAAGTTAAGAGAAAGCTAGGGATGACAAAGCAAGATAAGATAGATGAATTAAATAGGCTGGCCACGGCATTGACTGGCATGCCAGAAATAAAAGATAGAGAATATGCGAAATGCTATCACGACCCTAAAAAAAACAGGCAAATTGAAAGGCAATATTCTAATCTCTTTAAACTAGATAGGAAGATTTTATGACAAAAGGTTTCTCAGGGAAGATTAACGTTAGTAAAAGTTTAATGACCTCAAAAGGAAACTGGAAGAAATCTAATGAACAAAAAATGCTTGCGAATAGACATATAAAATCTGACTTCCCAATAGAAAAACCTTTTGAAACAATAGGGCAGGTTAATAAATATTTATCAGGTGATACCGTAATTTGCTTATTATGCGGGAAAGATTACAAGGCTCTTGCAGCTCATGTGGTAAGAATTCATAATTATACATTAGACGCCTATAGAGAGAAATATAAAATCCCTTTAACTATGGGGTTGGTAGGAAAGACAACCTATAAGAAGCTTAGCGCATTAGGAAAAAGAAATTACCAGGAAGGGAGAACTCATAATATTACACAGACCGCTAAAGCTCTCCGCTCCTCAGGAAAACGCTTGATCGCTAAGAGCAATACATCATTGCGACAAATTCAGAGAGATATTGCAAGCAAAGATATACTTGCAAAAGCTACTCAAGCTAGACATGAAAAAAGATTAACCAAGACTCATTGCAAAAAAGGACATCTTTTACAGAGCGTGGGTGTACGAGCATGTTATACATGCACAAGGATATGGGTAAAATCTCAACCCGGCTACACTACTAGAGAAGAGGCTGCTAATACATATGTACCAGCTGTATGTGTCAAGTGCGGAGGTGAATGTCTTAGGAAAAAATTAGGAGCACCTAACAAAACTGCTATGTGCACAGACTGTCGATTGGCAAAAGAAAAGGGATCTAGCTCAAATAAAGACTAGCCTCAGCCAATCTACGCAGCAGCAACCCCTTTAATGGCTGGCCTGCTGCAAGTCTCCATTTGATTAATTCAGCGGGAACATCTAGGTGCTCTCCAGCATTTACTACAGCTTTTAATGTTGAAGTATTGAATGCTCTGTAACCTAAATTAAATATAAAGCTAGCAAGAGCAGAGAATTGGTTGAGAGTTAATTCTGTAGTGATTAAATAGTTGAGCTGTTTGATGGTTTCGTTTAAATCCTTCTTGAGGATTTGCTCGCCTTGCTCTCGAGTTACTGATGTGAATTTCTCACCAGGAAGGAGCTTATGTCCAAACGCCACTGTCGGAAAATTTCCAGCACAGTAATAAACTTCAGAGCTAAAGCCTTCGAATCTTTTGATAAGATCGATACCTTCCTGGCTTATTGTTGTCCATTTAGTGAGCTGAGACATCCGTTGTCTACCTTGGAGAGGGCCCCAAGTTGATTCCATTAGCTAAGTATTAGCTATTACCAGTCACAATACAACAGACATACGCTAAATACCTTGTA